AGGTGCTTCAGCATGGGATGCTGGTTTGTTCTACTGCCCATACGTTCCACTACAACAAGTACGTGCGATTGATCCTAACACCATGCAACCTAAGTTCGGTTTCAAAACAAGATATGGTTTAGTTGCCAACCCGTTTGTTGACTTGTTGGATGGTTCAGGCGATGTTAGTTTGACTGCAAACAAAAATTTTTATTATCGAACTGTCTCCGTACGGAACCTAATGTAACTTATTGATTTTAAAGGACTTTTTCAAGTCCATTGTGAAGAAGGGGTCGCAAGACCCCTTTTTTATGAATTCTGAAAAATAATCACGTTGGATAATGCTTTAAAAATTCTGTTAATGATCTATTATCGCAGGTATTTCCTATCATATAATCCATCAACTCAATTTCATCTTGAGATCTCATGCATATACTATGATAAATTTCTTTTGCGGTTTGGCTAAATTCTGCATCAGTTTCATATCCAGTTTTCACTTTACTTGTAGACGGGTTGATGTCTTCTTGAAATCTTAATAATCCTAGCGTGCAATAATCATATGGGAGAATTATTTTCTTTTCTATGAATCCGCTTGGTATAGGCGTTGTTATTTCAATTCTATCTTTAATATAGAAATCAAATACATCATCTCCGAAATATTCGCATATAGTATAATCGTTTAACTGCACAAAATATGGAATTTCGACTAATCTTATGTCATTATGATAACAATAATCTCTAAGCATATAGTCTCTATAAATTGTCTTAGACTGCGTATAATGAGTCGGTCCATTAAATTCCACGAAAAGAAGTTGACCGTTATGCGGCATTATTAAAGAATAATCAACTCTCATGTTTTTATTAAAAATATTTTATTTTATGCTGTGGGTTTGGTTCTACATCAAACATTTCATAAAGAACGTTTTTTAAGTTTTTCTCGGATAAATAAGGATCAATTTTTAATCGTTTCATGTTTTTTCTCCATAATGAAATTTTAGTATACTCGCAAAACGGATTTACGTCAAGCGATAAATACACAATTACCCATTTTTAGTATTCATTATGCCAGCATCTAATCTTACCTGTCCCTTACCAGCGAATTTTAATCCATTATCACCAAATGGATTTAATTTTTCTATTACCAAAATACCCGAGATTACATTTTATTGCCAAGAAGTCAATTTGCCTGGTATTACACTTGCGTCTATTGATATTCTATCACCACTGACCTTAAACCCATTCGCAGGTGATCTTATATCGTATGATGAATTAACCGTGCAGTTTCTGGTTGATGCCGAGATGATCAATTATCAAGCGGTCTATAACTGGTTAACGGGTCTTGGATTTCCCAATGGTTATGAACAATATATAAACTTCACGAATAGTCAAAACGCGCCAACTAAAGGTACAGTTGATTATTCTGATGGCACTTTACAGATTTTAAATAGTAACAATCAACCGGCAAAAACTATTCATTTTATTGATTTGATTCCGGTTTCGTTGAGTTCAATGACATTTACAAGCACAGCAACTGATGTTAATTACATTGTTGGAGTAGCATCATTTAAATTTGATAGATACAATTTCGTTTAATTATTTTTGAGGTATATTATGGCAACGATTGAAGAGTTGTTGAATGAATGGGATGAAGATTCTGTTATGGATGATAATCATATTAGCGATGAATCGATTCGCGTTCCAAAGTTACATGCCAAGTACGTGCGATATTTAATCCAAGCGAAACTTAAAATCACTAAATTACAAAATGATTTTAACGTCCTAAAGAAAACAAAGTTCCGATATTATCGCGGCGAACTTTCCAGAGAAGAATTGACTGAATTACAATGGGAACAATGGCAAGGCGTCAAACCGCTTAAAAATGAACTTGATCAATTTCTTGATGGCGATTCAGATTTGAATAATATGAAGGTTAAGATTGAATATCTACAGACGATGGTTTACTTGTTAGAATCTATACTTGGACAGATTAAAGCGAGGGATTGGCAAATTCGTAATATGTTAGAACACAAGAAGTTCTTAGCAGGTAGTTAATAATAATCAGTTAATAAGAGTTACATCAACCGCTAACACAGTTAGCATACCTTAGTTACAAAGAAAAGTAAAGACTCAAATCAAAACATTTTATGATTAAAGTAGAAAAACGCAACGAAGTGTACATAAGAGTCTTTTCTGACCCTTCCATTGAACAAGAACTTTCCGATTTCTTTAAGTTTAGAGTAAAAGGTTATCAATTTACTCCTTCTTATAAAGCAAAAATGTGGGACGGATTCGTTAGACTCTACAATCTACATACTAAAATGTTGTATACTGGGTTGCTTAACTACGTCTTAGAATTCGCTAAAAGAAATGATTATGATATAGAAATACCCGATGAACTATTAATCATTAATAATATTTCCAGGGATGATGTACAATTGTTTTCGGATTCGTTAAATCTTTCTGCTAGAGGCGATTCTATCTCGCTAAGAGATTATCAAGTTGATGGTATTCACCGAGCAATAAGTACAAATAGAGTAACTTTGTTATCGCCAACCGCCAGCGGTAAATCTGGAATGATTTACGCGTTAATAAAATGGCATTTAAATGTTGGGCGTAAAATATTATTAATTGTTCCAAGCACGATGTTAGTCGAACAGATGTATGCGGACTTTGAAGATTATTCATCTTTCAATAAATTTTCTGTTAATGATAATGTACAGAAACTTTACTCTGGGTTTACTAAAGAGTTCACCAAAAATGTATTAATATCAACTTGGCAATCTTTAATAACCATTAAACAAAAATCATTTTTTGAACAGTTTGACGTCGCTATTGTCGACGAATGTCATCTTGCTAAGGCAGCATCAATTTCAAGCGTGATGGAAAAATGTTCTAATGCAAAATATAGAATTGGCGCAACCGGAACCATCGACGAAAGTTCAAAAACCAATAAACTTACGTTAGAAGGGTTATTTGGTCCAGTTTATAAGGTTATATCAACTAAAGAATTAATGGATCAAGGTTCGGTTGTAAACCTTAAAATTAAATGCGTTGTGTTGAAATACGACGAACCGACAAGAAAGATGTTCAAGGGAACTGAATATCAGAAGGAACTTGATTGGTTAGTTACCCATCCAGAACGTAATAAGTTTATACGTAACCTTGCTATATCCACCGAAGGAAATACTCTTGTTTTATTTAATTACGTGGATAAACACGGTAAAGTGTTATTTGAAATGATTCGCAATAAAGTTCATGACGGAAGACCCGTTTATTTTATCCACGGTGGTATTGACACAAAAGACCGAGAAGAAATACGAAACATTGTAAAGAATCATAATAACGCAATTATAGTCGCCAGTTACGGGACATTGAGCACAGGTACAAATATTCCTAGTATACAAAATGTAATATTTGCGCACCCTTCTAAATCTAAAATACGTAACCTTCAATCGATAGGTCGAGGGTTAAGATTAGATGATGGTAAAAGCGAATGTGCGTTATTTGATATCGCCGATAATTTACAGTGGAAATCTTGGAAAAATATCACCCTTACGCACGCCATAGAACGTTATAAAATATATGCGGAAGAACAATTTAAAATGAAAATCATAGAAGTGGATATAAAATGATAGAACATGATTATGTTACAATTAAATTAATTAATGGCGATACCGTTATATGCGTATTGATATCCGATGAAGAAGATTCAATGACCATCATGTATCCAATTTGTATGAAACCTGTTCGAGTTGAAGTAGAAAACAAAGCAAAAGAAGTTATGGTTGGTTCGCCTTGGTGTTCATTTACAGACGATCCGATATTTGAAATATACAAACAAGATGTTATTATAATAAAACCTTTGAATCAGTCTACGATTGAATATTATAAAAATATGGTTGATATGACGCAATTTGAAGAAGATTATGAAGAACAATTATCCGAAACTTACGACAATCTTCAAATCGAATACATCAACGAACTACCCGAAGAGTTTTTCTTCGTCCCTGGAAACAAGACCGTGAACTAGGTCTTTACTTTTTCAAGTTAGCGGGGTATACTTGGTTTACACAATTAAAGAAAGGAACCTCGCTATGTCAAAAGAAGCACCGAAACGCCAGTATGTGGACAACGATGCGTTTTTCGAAGCAATGCAAGAACGTATTAAATTAGTCAAAGAAGCAGAAGAACAAGGTTTACCTAACCCTAGAATTACCGATTTTCTTGGTGAATGTATATTTAAAATTGCAACTAACTTCTCTAATTTAAGAAGTTTCAATAGATACCCATTCAAAGAAGATATGGTTCTTGACGGCGTAGAAAATTGTTTAAAAGTCATCGACAATTTTGATGAAAATAAAACGCAAAATCCGTTTTCTTATTTTACACAAATAGTTTATTTCGCATTCCTTCGAAGAATCTCTAAAGAGAAAAAACAAGTTTATATTCGAAGTAAACTATTAACGTCTAATGCACTGGATTTACAGGAACTTCAAGAACACGACGAACAAGGCGATTTCACTAATCATTATATTGAATACATGAAAGCATTCAATAATTTTGACGGTTCCGCATTTGAAAAACCTAAAAAAGAAAAAAACTTGAATGCAGCATACAAAGGCGCTACATTAGATGAATTATGGGAGGAATTAGATGAACTCGACGATACAATCGCTCCTGAGACAAGCGGGAATCCGTCGTAGACTCCGCGCAAGAAAGAACAGAAGAGTTAGTTATTTTTCACCAGAAGAAAAAGTGAGTTTTGTAATGAATAAAGATATAGTGATGGGCGTTGGATCATTTGA